GAAGAACTGGAGACGCAGCAAACAGGATGCGCGGGAGTGCCGCTATTGCCGCCGCCCCGCGTCGATGGCCGAGCGCAGCCGCTACCAGCGTTGGCGGCGATGGGAAGAGAAGAACCCGCCGCCCGATGCCGAACTCAGCCCGGAGGAGCTTGCCGAGCGGGAGTATCGTAAAAACAACCCGCCCAAGAAACGCGGCCCGAAGGCCAAGGCCGCAGCGGTAGAGGCCGACGACTCTCTCGTGTCCGCCGAGTGAGAAGATTCGCGGGTATGCCATCCCAACGCCAATACGCCCGCCCACAGGAAGGAGTCAACATGGAGCAATTCGACGTGCAGTGGATCGACCGGGGCCGGGAGCCGCAGTGTCCGTCCCGGCCTGAATTTCCCAACGGCATCGACATCGTTGTGGGCCAGCCGCCTAGCTGTACGGTCGAGCTACCCTACCCGGCCAAGCGTTGCGGATACTATGTCGTCAAGTGCCGTCTCTGCGGGTTCAGCGTGATATGCACCACCGCAGGACGGCCCGACGATCCCAAGAGCCTCACCGTTCCCTGCCTCAAGGCGGCGGCGGCATGAGAAAAAAAGACCGCACTTCCGAAGAGAAGCAATTTGATGATAAGCTCCGAACTGCGATGATGCGGCTTGGGCCTAATCCCCACACCGTTGCACCGCCAATCCCCTTCCCCTATGTCCTTGTTTGGGACCGCTTAGGCCGCAAGGGGCAGCGAGTGAAGATTATTCGCCAATCCACCAACACCGCGCAGATTGAGTTTGAAGACGGCTTCCAAAGCGTAATCAATAGAAGCGCGGTGCGTCGAGCCAAATGAAGATATGTAGTTATTGCACAAAATCGTTTGAGCCGAGGTGTCAGGCAAACCTAAATATTAAAAAACACTCGCGGTCTCGGAGATAAAACCCGGAGGCGCGTCATGCTACTCGTTGTCGATATTCTTCTCGTCAGTCTCATCCTCATGCCGCTCTGCGACCTCGTGTTCAACGAGCGCGTTCGCGTCCCCGTCAAAATCGTCATCCTGTGCCTCACCTTCGTTTGGGTGCTGTACTGGCTGTTTTTCGCCGGAGGGAAACCGACAGGAGTGTAGTTATGCTCAAAAAGGGCAACACCCGCAAAAAGAAATCCAGTAACTACAAAAAACTGACTCGCGAAGGCTACCGGGGAAAACAGCGGGTTGCGATCATGCTCAGTGCCGCAGGACTCACCAAGAAGAAAAAAGCCAAAAAGAAAAACCGGAGGTAGAGGGATGGACTCACCCGCCGCATCCGCAGCCAAAGTTCTCAGCAGCAAGGGCAAGAAACTACACACCGAAGGGATGCACCTTCGCCGCACCAAAAACGGCTACATCGCCAAGCATGAACTCCGCGACAGCAAGGGCCAGCCGCCGCAGGACGGGCAGAGCGGAGAGGCCGAGTACAACGTGGGGGCCGATCCTGCCGAGCTTGCCGCGCACGTTCAGCAACACATGGGACCAGTGGAGCCGGATGAGCCGGAGCCGGGGCAGTGATACGGCCACTCCGGGTTAGTCTCAGCTTCGCCAGTCCGCTCCATCTCACCTTCGACCCCTCGCCGGAGCCATCGAAAGCGAGTACATGGGTCACAACGAAACATGATGGCCTCACCGTGAAAGGAGCCGCGCCAATGGCCTACACCCTGCCCGACGACTACCAAGTAGATTTACAAATCGGCTACACCGACGCCAAGGGCCACCCTGCCACCATTGACGGCGAAGTGGCATGGTCCTCCTCCGATGAGACCATCTGCGCCGTCCACGTCAACCCCACCGACTCCACGAAAGTCACGCTCCGGCCACAGGCCAACCTTGGCAACTGCCAGATCAGCGCGACCGCCGACGCCGACCTGGGTTCTGGAGTGCAGAACATCATCACCCTGTTTGACACGACCGTAGTGGGCGGGAGCGCAGTGGCCGGAACCGTCACCCCCGGCGAAGCCTATAAGCCCGAAGTGCAGCCGATAAAGAAGAGTAAGTGACCCAGCATTTTGATTGGAGACGCTTAAGACTCCCCACCGCCGAGCGCGGCGACAACGCTGCTTGGCGGGAGGAGCTAACCGATATTGTCTTGCACAAAGACGACGTGAAAGAGGACGGGCGGCGATGCTGCAAGACCAACCTACTCGCACTCAGCTACGTTCTAGGCTACTGCCTGATCGACGAAGCCGTTCACCATGAGGCCATCGCGTTCTTTCCCGAAATCGACCCCGCGCAGACGGTTGCCGAACTCCACATCGGGCGCAAGCGAAGACGCACCCTGCTCTACCCGCGCAACACCTACAAAACCACCCTCGACAACGCCTACTGTGTGCAACTCATCCTGCATTACTACATGACCATCGCCATCCTGATTATGAGCGGAGGCAAAGACCTAGCCTTCGCCTTTGTGGATCAGGTAGCCAGCTTTTTCGTCAATCCCTCGCACCGACCGCGCACCCTGTTTCAATCCCTCTTCCCCGAACTGTGCGTACCCCGGCCCTCGAAGATTCCGGGCCAATTCACCTGCCAGCTTCGCCAGCACGATCCCAAGATCATCGAGCCGCTGCTATGGGCGAACTCGATTGACTCGAACGTTACCGGATGGCATCCCGACGTGTTGATTTACGACGACATCAACACCAACCGCAACTCGCGCAGGTTCGAGAGCCGTGTGGCCATCACCAAGGCGTACAAACTCACCCGCAAAATTCTCAAGCCGACTGGCTTCGAGATTAAAATCGGCACCCCCTACGGACTTGGAGACACCTTTTCAGACGAGGTTCTGACGGCGAGGCCGGGGAGCTATCACCGCGTCTTCAAACCCGCGCTCCGCTTGCTCAACGGTGAGCGCCTCGACCCCAACGGATTCCCCGCCGAAACCGAAATCGAACTCCTCTTCCCTGCCATCCTGAGCTACGATTTTTTGCGCGAAGAGTATGAGGCCGATTACGAGTTTTTCATGTCCCAGTACATGCTCGACAGCTACGGGGCCGCAGAGCTTGTCTTCACCGAAGCCCAAATGCTGGCCGCGATGGTGGATGAAGACAAAGTGCCGATGGAGGGTCAAAGGTTCCTACACTTCCGGTTGCCCTGCCGAAGTATCAACTGGCTGACAACCTCCGGCGCAGTCGGCATTATGCACCTGAATCGCATGTATATCGCGGAGACTTTGCAGGGCCACTACAAGCCCTCCGCGCTGGCTAAGATCATTCACGACACCGCCCGGCGCAACGGTCTCCACAACATCACCATCGAAGAATCGCCGGGAGCGCGGATGATGCAAGCCGCGATCAATAACTACAGTTTGACGACAGGCTGGAAAATTCAGATCACATGGACCGAGTTTCAGGCCGACGCCGGAGAACGCGACACCCGCATCCGACATCTGGAGCCGCTACTGGCTTCCTCGCGTCTCTTCTTCAGCGATGCTCTGAAGACCAAGCCGCTCATCGAAGGCTTCGTTCAGTACGGCATGACGCCCGATGACGGGTTGCCCGATATCGTCTCGCGGGTAGCCGATCACCTTCCGGTGAGCCTCGCCGCCGAGGAGCTTGCCGAGCAAGACCTCGCGTGGGAGATGATGCGCGAGCGCGACAAGTACAACCTCATCTACGGGCGCGGAGTGTACTCGCCCCCGGAGCCGGGGCCGGAGGAGATCGAGCCGCAGACCAGCTTCGAGGAACACGCAGTAACCGGGCAAGGGCTAGAAGTGTGGATACCGGGCTTGGAGTAACCTGTTTTTTCGCCAACCCTTCGCCCTGTGCATTTAGCAGGTTGCAGTAAAGCAAACAAAGGGTCTATTATCCCCAAACTGATGTAACGCGGCAGTAACCTTCCCATGGTCAAGAACGCATCCCCCCGGATGCTACTAAACAACGGAAGTGGCCGACTTAGAAACGAATAGCCGACCCAGAAACCCGTTCAAGAGACAACCAAACGGTTTTTGAGGGTCAGGCTATGGCCGCGTCTTCCACTTTGGAGATGAGGAATAACCCACACGCCCCGGTAGCACCGGGCGACGTGACGACCTCTCCCAATCCCACCATCCCGCCGAAGTACACCGATGCCGCTGTCATCAGCATTGTGGTGCAGGACTACGAACGCGCCAGCCGATGGCAGGACGACCGCCGCTGGCCGCTGCAATGGACGGAGAGCGACATCCTGTATCAGTCGCCCCGCACCATGAGCGTGTTTGAAGGTTCCACCGTTACCCGGTCGAACGTCTCGCGCTTCACCGTAGCCAAGCAGACCAACTCCCTCGCCCCCGCGATCACATCCGCCATCTTCTCCGACGCCACCCCGTTTCTCGTGCGGCCCCGCCCCGCCACCCATCAGGACACGGTACGGGCATGGACCGATCTTGTCTCCGAACTACTGGACGAAATTTTCTTCAAACAAGAGTGTAGTTATGGGATTCAGGGGATGGTGAACTCCGGCACCGTGATTTTCAAAACCGGATGGGAGACGGAGACCAAAGTAGAGACCCACTACCGGAGAAAGAAAGCTCCGCCGCAAGTGCCGATGCCGTTAGGCAAGCCCATGACGGTGTTTACCGAAGAGAGCGATGAGTTTGAAGCCGTCGAAGAAGAAGTCACGCGCAACCGCCCCACCTTTGAAAAGCTAGAACTGGGAGAAGTCTTCGTTGATCCGAAGTGGAAGAACCCCAACCAGCTATGGAAAGCCAAATTCATCATCCACCGCAACTACATCAACTACGACGACCTCACCCGGCTCCGCGAAAATCCCGACTACGACATCCCCAGCGACGACATCCTCCGCCACATCTTTATGTCGGATGAGGAGCAGACCGAACCCATCATGGGAGCCGAGGAGTCGATGACCGCGAACACCAGCGTTCATCACGCCGCCCGGCAGGATACCGATTGGAGCGAAGACCCGCTGTTAAAACCGATGCAGTTATTGGAGTGGTGGGACAAGGGCCAAGTCCGCGCTGTGCTGCAACAGAAATGCGTCATCCGCAACGGCAAACACAAGATGCCGGAGAAGCCTTTTCTGAGCGCGAACTACTGGGACATCGAGAACAGCGGTTACGGGATGGGAGTGGGGCGCATCAGTGGCGCGGATCAACGAGTCGAGCAGGGGATGATTAACGCCATTCTGGACATCCTAGCCTTCGCAGTTCAGCCGGAGTACGCCATCGCACGAGGGGCGAATGTGCCAACTCAAGATCAACGGCGAAGGCTGGGCGGTATTCGCATGGTGGACGGGTCGGATGCAACGAAGGCAATCTCTCTGGTTCCGCAACCACAGGTTCCCCCCGATGGATGGCGGGCGATACAGGCGGTTGTCGGTTCGAGCGAGGGAGCGACCGGAGCCGATCAAGCCACAGTGCAAGGCGTTCTCCCCGGTCGAGGGAGCAGCGTGGGGCATTCCGGTACAGGAGCCGGGATGCTCCAAGCTGCCTCAAGCGGGCGTCTGCAAAGCCCGGTAGAACGCTTCATCGACGGAGTATTTTTGCCGTTCTTAAATTTCCTCTTTCAGATGGTGAAGGAGCGGATGCCGATACAGGAAATCCGCGACCGCATCGGAGAGCGCAGCAAAGACCTCGTGACCGACTTTGGAGACTTCATGGCGACCAACGTTAAGTTTGAAACGTTGGCCGGGACCAAGCTGGCAGCGCGGGGCCGCATGGCACAGGCGTTGCCGTTCCTGTTGGAAGTCTTCGGCAATCAGGCGCTCATCCAGCAACTTACCCAGGTCGGCTACAAAGTCAACGTGATGGAGCTAGTCAAGATGGTTCTGGATATGAGCGAGTGGAAGAACCGCGCCGATCTGGTTGTCCCGATGACGCAACAGGATATGCAAACGATGGCGCAGCAGAACCCCGCCGCGATCAAAGCCCAAGCCGACGCCGCCCAACTCAATCAGAAACACCAGAACGATATGGAGCTAGAGGACAAGAAAATAGCCGGGCGCATTGCGACCAAGAGTGTAGACACCACCCACAAAACTCTCGTCGAGTCTCCATTAGAACGCGCCTCCAGCTTTGCCGAGCGCACCGCCGACGAGCGATCCATGCAAGCCAGCCAGTTCTACGGAACGTCAGGAGGAGGGTAAATGGACAGCGCAAAATTCATGGTCATCCCGCCGCGCTACCAACGCGCTCTTGAAATGCTCAGAGCGCAGAGGCTACGCGATCCGTTGGGCGCAATCGGCAAGGGCGCAATGCGCGACGAAGACGAACCCTTCACCCTCGAACAAATTGTTAAACCCCTGTTTGAGCGCGGCCTGATTGAAGACCTCACATGGACTGACTTGCACGAGGCCGGAAAATACTTCGTCCGCCTCACCCAGCTAGGCGACATCTGCCTGAGCTTGGGATACATGCTCCGCGAGAGCCGCCAAGTGACACTGGCGGAGATGCGATTTTTAGCCGGACAGGAAAAAACAATAACTACACTGCCACCCGGAACCACTGAACGACTCGCCCAACACGACGCCAACCAAGAGAAAGAAGCCATCGCATGATCGAAGCCATCCGCAGCGAGAGACGGTTTGGAGTGACAGCGGAGCTTACCCCGCTGCAACGCCGCAACCTGTTTCAGATACGCAGCAGTGAAGTATGGCCGGACCTACTCGACGTGATGGAGATGTGCTGTATCGAAATCGAAACCCAACTCATCAACACCGCCGCCGAACGCGAGGCCGAAGTCTTGGCGAACCACAAAATGGCGAAGGCGGCATGGCAAATTTTCACACATCTGCAAGAAAAAGTGGATAAGGAAATCTCGCTCTATGTCAACGGCAACGCCGCGAGCGCCACGCTGCCATTGCTAACCGCCGAGGAACAGCTTGTCGAAAACATACTCGATCCGACTCGACACATGCCCCCCGGCGAATAACTACATGAGGATAATGGGTGATGAAATACACATGGCTCAACGACGGACAACCCGATGAAAACGGCGACTACATCGCCGTCATCGAAAATGCCGCAGGAGCGCGAATCTCAACCTTCAAAGGCCAAACGTACAAAGAGGTTGCCGATGCACTCTTGCAATCACAGGCGAACGCCAACCGCGAAATCAGCCGTCTACGACGGCCCGACCGCGCGAGGGTACCCCTACCGCTCCAAGCCGAAACGAAAACCCTAACCTCCGCCGACAAGCTCCGCCTCTCGACGGAAATTACCGATCCCGAAAAAGTTGTGGATGCCGTGACCGAAATCGTCACCCACGCGCAGGGCGCAAATCCGCGTGAAATCACAACCCGACTCGCCACCATGACCGACGACCAGCGCGACCAATACTACAAAGACGAAGCCGTTGCCTTCGTCCAAGCCACCCCCGACTACTACCCGGTACAACAGAATCGTGACAAACTCTTCGCCGCGCTGAAAGACAGCCAGCTAGACCTCACGCGCAACAACCTTGCACTCGTGTACCAAACCCTCTCCGACCAAGGCCAACTCATCGCATGGCCGGAGGAGCCAACAGACGGACCCAAACCGAACGGACAGATGCGCGAATCTTCGCCGGAGCCTAATCCTCCCTCTCCTACAAGCACAAGGCCACGGAGCGTATCGACAGGGATTCGGAGCAGTGACGCATCCGCTTCCGCACCCCCGCCGCCCGCCCCGAAGAAGATCACACGCGCAGACATCGAGCGTATGTCAAGGGCGGAGTATCAAGAGAAATTGCGAGACCCAGCCTTCAGGAGAGCGGTCGATGCTTTAGGCGCGTGACTTCCCATAGAGGGGGATAGTCACATGCAAAACCTATCCGCAGCCGCCGAGTGCGGCAGGAAGTTTGCCAAGAATGTCGTGATTCCGTTCATCGAGTTTGCCGCCGCCATCGGCGGACAACTCTTCGTCTGGACTCATAACGTGGCCGCGTTCCGCGTTCACGGCGCGTTGGCGGTTGGCGTCTCGCCAGCCTCCAACTTAACCACTAACCTACCGCAAAGTGTAGTTACCAGCTTCGACAAAGTTTTCATCGAGAATTTGAAAGCCGAGACGCCGTGGGTACGATGCACGTCACGGCGGACACTGGATGAGAACTCCGGCAATAAATTGGTTCTCTTCATGTACCAAAATCTTGCGGCCCCGGCCTCGCCGCCGACGCAAGCCCCGGAAGGAACGATCCAAACTGGATTGACTGTTTCGGTCGTACAGAACACGTCAACCATCGGGAACTACGCCGACTACGCGAACATCTCCACCTATGCCCTGCAAACCGCCATCGACCCCGCGCTCGAAGCGTTGGGAGTGCAGATGGCCTATCGTCTCGCGCAAGTCTGCAACATCATCGTTCAGGCCACCGCCGACGGAGCCAGCGTCGTCGATGCTCTGGTAGCCCACACCGCGCTAGGCACCAACCTAGTCGCGCAGGACATCACTTCGATGGTGCAGTCTCTTGCCGCCGTCAATGCCATGCCCTTCGACAACGGACGTTTTACCGGAGTCATCCACCCCTTCATCGTGGGCGACATCCTCATCAGCACCCAACCCAACGGCATCACCGACGTTCTGAAACGAACGGCGGAAGGACAGGAAAAACTACGCGAACTTCCAAGCCCGGATGGCGACAACGTTGCCGTCATTGATTGGTCTGGAGCTAGTTTCCATCAATCAACGTTGGTCAAACTGACAACTGGAACCCCGAATAAATTGCGTACCTATGTCGTCGGCAAGGATGGCGTCATTGGGATTTCCTTCGGCGCAAAAGAGAACACCCAAATCGGAGACGGCGACTGGAGGAACCTGAACGTTTGGGTCCGCCGACTGACGGAGCCGAGCGGTTATGATCCGTCGCGCATGATTGGAGGCTTCGCGTCGTACAACACCATGTACACCGCGACTCTGCCCCCCGATCCTGTGCAACGCATCCGCTACTGCGATGCCGCCAGCGCCATTACCTAAGTTGGAGGGACCGTGGGGACGTGCCTTCCAAAAAGGGGGAGACGGAGGACGGTTAGCCAGCCCAACCCTCTTCCCCCTTTCACCCCGAATCGGAGGATGTATGCCACTCGATAGAGCCAAGATCACCGCAGACCTCGAACAGCTTCAACTGGAAGAGACGCAGGAACGGGTCAACGAAATGCGCCGCAGCAAAGCGGCCCGACTGCAACGCGCCGCCAGCCGCGACCGCGACATTGCGCGAGACCGCGCACTCACCAAGGCGCGGCAGGATGCGTGTTGGCACAAGAAAGGCGGCAAGGGCGTCGAGATGCTGTTGCGCGGCAATGACCATAACTTCGCCGTCGTCAAGCACCAGCTTTGCCACGGTCCCATCATCATCATCTGCCAGCGATGCTCGAAGGTAGTCGAGCCGCCCGACCCGGCCCTCAACGCGAAGAACGCCACCGCCGCGCAGAAGACCGAATACAAGCGCCTCTATGACGAATATCTTGTGTGGCTCAACCTGCCCACCGACAACGAAATGAGCGGCACCCAGCTTTTCGTCATCGGAGCGCCACCCTCACCGCCGCCAACGATTGAAGCACCCGCAGCTTAACCCCGATGCCGAAGACCAAACCTAAGCCGCCGAAGAAGAAGAAGGCACCGCCGCCACTGCCCCGGCGACCGATCCATGTTCCTCCGCCGAAACCCAAGAAGCGGATGCGCGAAGCCGCTCCAGCCGTTCCACCCAAACCTATCAAGAAAGCGAGTCAAGCCATGACGGAACCAACCACCAAAGCGCACAAAGCACCGGACGCGAAGACCGCCGACGAACCCATAAGCATCAAGGACCGCCGCGCAGAGCTTCTCCAGCAAGCCGAGGAAAACGAAGCCGCCAACGATGAAGCCTATGAAGCGCAGGTAGAGGCTAACAAGGACTTCGCCGCGAGGATGGAAAAGGCGAACGACCCCGACGAGCGCGACAAGGCCGATGCCGCCGCTGCGAAGGCAGCAGGAGCCAAACCGAAATACACGCCCAGCCCCACCACGCCGGACTTCAAACAGGGCCAAGCCGCAGGGTAAATAACTACAGGGGTGCGCGATGGGAAACAGCAATGTCAAGCTGATGGATATCGTGGATGAGGTTGCCGTGATAGGCGACCTCACCCCGGTTCTGAAAGCCACCGGAGGCTACGCCGCGCAGCCCGC